GTAGGTGATTGGTTAAAGTCTAAGCTTGAACCCGCAGCACCAGCAGCCCAATAATGTACGTTAAAGTGTTTGAGAGTCGCAAGACTTCAAATAGTTACATCATTCAGCATGACATATCTATGAAAGGTTTGGATCATGGCGTGATGTATCTTGAAAACCAAGAGCACGTTAAGATTAAAATAGGTGAAGATGAATTGTTTCACCTGGTTGATAAACTTTTCAAGGACAAATTAAAATGAAAAAAGAGATGAAAAAAGACGAAAAAATGATGGATAAAAAAATCAAAGCATCTGAAAAGAAAGACGTTAAACAAGATGCCAAGATGATGAAAGAGAAAATGAAAAAGAAAAAATGAACTTTGAATCACTGCGTATGGGTTTATCGTATTTTAAAACCTATGCAATTAATGAGGATGGACTTATCATGCCACTAGTCAAAGGCAAAGCTGCAAAGAGTCGTAAAGGTTTCTCTGAAAACGTTAAGCGTGAAATGGAAGCTGGCAAGCCTCAAAAGCAAGCCGTAGCCATTGCCTATAGTGAAGCTGATAAATCCAAAAAGAAATCCAAAAAGGGGAAAAAGTAAATGTCACAAACAAAAGAACAAGTTGAATTTGCTATAGGCGCATTACGCAAAGGGTTTTTGGAGTTGATGGACTTAATCATCAAACTACCTGGCGCACCCATTCAAAAACAACAAGCTCTATTGCGATTCGATGAGGGTCACATGTGGATGCAAAATGCAGTGGTTAGTTATGTACCACCAGCAGCACCGCCAGCTGTGCCCGTTCCACCAGTAGACCAAGCAGCACAATCCGCTGAACCTGTGCAAGAACCAGCAGAAGCCCAACCACAAACGGATGCTGCATAAATGAAACATCCTGTGAAACCAGGCAATGCAATGGAGTTAGCCTTTAAAAACTTAGTTGTCGATGGAATTAACAAAGATAAGGAAGCAATAAAGGCTGCTCTATTCGGTAAAAAGCGTGTGATTCAGCCAGCCCCTAAAGCTGGCAAAATTCCTGTTGAGAAAATACAAGCTGCCGTTGAATCCGTGAGTAAAAAACATGACGCAACTAAAAGTAAAGAGACTGTTTCAAATGTCGGAGCTGGAAAGCTCGATCATGCTGATGATATGGAGTGACGTACAAAACTTACCAGCGTATGATTCGTGGCGTAAGTACGAACGCAGCTTTAAGTATGAGGGGAAACCCTATCGCTATAAGTGTAAATACCGTGTTGAAGATGGGCATTTGCGTTTAATTGAAACCAAGATTGAACACGAACAAGTTATAATCGATTTAATGCATTAAACTTATCAGAGGTTATCAGACCAAACATGAGATATATTATAAATTTCCTTATAGCCCTTGACCGCTTATCTAGTTTGATGATCAAGCCAGCCTTATTGTTATTGCTCGTTGAAGTGATAACCATCCTATTAAACGTCAAAGGAATTGATTTAGCTTATGGACAAGTCTGTATCGGATAACGTAAACCATCCCCCGCATTACACGTCACGAGATATTTATACAACCTGTGAATGTGGTGTGTCCACGCATATTGAATGTATCGATATCACCCGTAACTTTAACTTTAACCTTGGCAATGCGCTTAAATATATATGGCGTGCTGATTACAAAGCTCGAACGATTGAAGATTTAAAGAAAGCGGTTTGGTACATTAACGATGAGATTAAACAGCGTGAGAAACAAGTTGAATTTGATAATTCACGGCAATATGATCCTTTAGGGAAATTACCCTATAAGTGTGCAGTATGTTATTTAACATTTATGCATAAGGAAGAATTAGATACGCATTGGTTATTATGTCATGACGATACACAGGTCAATACATGATATGTTTCTTTTGCTTTTACAATGTATCATCAGGCGTACAGGCAAAGCTTGCATTCAGCAAGACATTCAAGCACTGTAACATCGTTACATTTGACGGCAAGACATGGCTTGTGACAGAGTTTGACTTGCAAGGCATTCACATGCGCAAGATAAACGCACACAGCGCATCAAGCCTGATTCGTGGTATAAAACATATTGAGTCATTAACCGCATTAATTGTGGTTGAAGTACACGAGAAAGCAAGCATCAAATGGAAGCCTTATCTTGTACGAAGTTGCAACGAATTAGACCGTTACATATCGGGTGTTGACGTTGGATTTACATTTAACCCTAAACATCTTTACAATAAGCTATTAATGAACCATGGCAGTAATTACGAAATACTGTATGTTTGGAGGCGATAACATGGGATTTTTTGGAGGCGGGGGAAATTCTGGCGCACAAGATAATCGACCAAGTGCCACCGATGAACTGATTGATCGGCAATTCAAACAAAACCAAGCAGAAATTGAAACCAAGCGAAAAGCATTGTATCAAGAACGACTTGATATTATCAAATCACAAGGCGGTCAAGTTTGGACACCTAAGAGGTAGCTATGCCACAACCACCAGAGAATTTTCACAAGCTGAATGATAGGTTTCAAGAGGCACGATACTATAAAGACCGTTGGCTAGCTCTTTACAAGAACCTCTATTTTTATGTAATACCTGATAGAGATGCATTCAATATCAAGTTTAATTATACCGACACGGGCAAACCCGTAACAAATATGATTTGGGATAATACCGCAATGGTCGCAGCCTATCAAAGGGCAAATGACTTGCACGGATTACTGATGCCTAAAGACCGTGTTTGGGGTAAGTATGTTTTAGATCCACATATGCACGATGAGAAAGACATACAAAAGGGTCAAATCGTCCTGGACAAAATCAATGAACGCATTATGTTTTATCTTAGCGAATCTAATGTTGATCGTGTGGTTGGTAGTAGCAACTTGGATTTGGTAGGTGGAACTGGTGCCGTATGGATTGAGTCGCCTAGTGACGAGGTGCCTTTGTATTTTCGTAGCATACCAGCTGTTGCTTTATACATTGAGTACTCAAGTGATGATCTGATTAAAAACTGTTGGTACGTGTCCAAGATGACAGGGCGTGCAGTGCTCGATACATTCCCAGACTATGACGGTAATCAAAAGAACAATCTTAAAGACAATCCCAATGATACGTACTCGGTTAACTACGGGCAAGTTGAAGTTGGCGAAAACTTGTACTATATCTATGCGGTATTGGATAACGACCCGTTTACAGTGCTATGGGATAGGTACAGCGAGTACCGACAAATAATTGTGTATCGTGATCGAGTGCGCCCAGGGGAAGCGGAAGGGCGAGGCATTGCAATGGATATGATGCCGACCATCATTGACTTAAATCGCATTGTTGAATACTCACGTAAGAACATGGCATTTAAAGCTAACCCACCCATGTTTTATGATGCGGGTAGTTATTTCAATCCGTACTCGATTCGGCAGTGGGCAGGTGCAATGATTGCGCGTCAACCGAATGGCCGTAATCCATTAGAGGCATTGCAAATGCCCGAATACCCCGATGTGTATCAGCAAGTGATTCATATGCAAGAGGTGATTCAAAAAGGGTTTATGGTAGATCCACTGGGTGAGATTCAAACACCTGTGAAGTCTGCCACAGAGGTGTCGATTCGGGAAAACAGAGCACAGCGAACAGCCAGCACAGACATAGCACGCTTAATAAACGAATTGCCAAGGCAGATATTTGAAGTGGCCGCCAAAATTCTAAACGCTCGTGGCTTACTCCTAAAACCAAAAGAAGTAATACCAGGCTTTGACCCACGAGAGCTAAAGTTTGCATTTCAATCACCGTTGTATGACCTACAAAATCAATCAGATTTAAATCATCTTATTACTAGTATGCAAATCAAACAACAATTTGCAGGTCAAGCAGCCCCATTGATTACAATGAATATGTTCGAGGTAAACCGTTTCATTATGGACAAGCTGAATTTACCCGCAAAACTGTCGGCATCAGATGATGAATTGAAATCAAGATTGGCTCAAGCATCGGAACAGCAACAACAGCAGTTAACAGGGTCGCAACCCTCAACGACTGCGGGGGCTGTACAATTTCCACAAGATAAAGGGGTCACAATTTGATAGAGGAATTGCTCGGAGCAAAGAAAATCTCACCGGAAGAGTTTAAACTTTACAAATTATTTAGCAGCGAATTAGGCAGTGATTGTTTACGCACTATGATGAACGAAATGTTTTGGGAAGAACCAGGCGAGGCTCTCATGACTGAGGGCGTGCTTGCGTTCTACGATGGCAGACGTTCTGTGTTGCGTGGCATTCGGTCAACGATAGAAAAAGTTCAAGCGATTATTAACCAACAATTGACACCAGAGGCGAATAATGACGGATCAAACAACTAATCCCAATGATGGTACACAACCTAAACTCTTTGCTGGTAAATTCAAAACAGTGGAAGAACTCGAAGCGGGCTATAATAACTCGGCTAAAGTTTATCAGGAAAACGAAGACCTCAAGAAAAAGTTTGATGAAACGACAAAGGTGCCTGATGACTATCAAGTACCTGGTGAAGTCACACTGCACGACAATGATGTCGCCCAGCTGAAAGCAGCTGCTAAAAATAGCGGGCTTACTCAAGCGCAATTTGAAAAGCTAGCTCTTGCACAAACACAATCTGTTAAGGCTCAAGTAGATGCGTTTGAAAATGCCAAAAAAGAAGTGGGTGCCGATAACTTAAATCTATTGCAAGACTTTCTAGCAAAGACATATCCCGAGAAGGTTGCAGAAAGAATGTTAAAAGAGGCAATTAAGGACAAAGATTTACGCGCTCAACTACTCGATCAACGCACAAAGCTGTTGAACTCGTCAGTTCCGGGTAGCAGCAAGGTTTCAATGGGAACCTATAACGAAGTCACACACGATGACGTTCACAAAGCACGTGAACTGATGATGAAGTCACGGGGCAAAGCACGTGTTGAAGCACAAAAGAAATACGTTGCATTGAGTTCACGATTGGCACATGCGGGTGAATGATGCATTATTTATGCCTAAACTATCCATGGATTATGAGACCACTAATTTTTATTTTATTGATTAGTGGGGCTGGAACATTAATTATCTTAATTTCGTTAATAATTGTTAATAAAGATGATTTAATTAATGCTCATAAAGAATTTTTTAGGTATTCAATGAAAGGACTGTTGTAATGGATAAAAGCAAAGGCAGTATGATTGCATTAATTAAAAAGCTTAGTGAGTTACCATCACCGCAAGAGCTTGTGGTAACTCAATCCGAATACAATTTGATGGTTAGAGAGCTTTGGGAAATGGACGAATTCTTGCACAATAAATATTTAGTGCCTGAATCAGTGCCACACATCTATAGCCTTTATGGGGTTAAACTTATTGTGGGTACGCCATGAGTAGAGAAATCATTCAGAAAGTCGGTGCCCGATTAAAATCAATGTACCCCAATTACCGCTTTGATGTGAAATGCACTCAAGATGGTTGCAAGTACATGATCACAGCTTTCAAAGATTCCACTAGTATTGACACGTATACCGCACAGTCTAATACACCAATCACAACATTTTGGGATAATGTAAAAGCCTGGATGAAAACAGTAATGACAAAAAGTCATTGATTGATATAGACACCAACTCTAAGTTGATTTACAAAGATATCGGGTCACGCAGTGAAAATCTGCACGGGGAAGTCGTCAAAGCGACAGCAGAGCATACAAATGACCAGGACACCTGAATGCATGTGACCCACCATTTCAAATTCAGGAATTAAGAATGCATCACGATTACCCAAAATTTCGAGTCAAAATAATTATAGAAACAGAATATCAAGTAAGTGATACACATCAATGTAGAGTTGAGCATATAGAATCATTAATGAATTTTCTTACTGAAATAGATGCCGTTAAATCAGCCATAGATTCATTACGTAAAAGATATTATGAACTTGAACGTGATGAGGTTTGACAAAACAAAACGAATGTACATAATATACAGTATCGCTTAATGGAAGCCCTATAAGGCAACCTTTCATTATTTGATCACACATAATATTGGCCGGATTACCCGTAACCCAATAGTTATCGATAGGCACACGCTCGACTTGCGTGTATTTGTTTATACTATTGAGGTACGCAATCATGGCTGATCAAATTGATCTAGCAACAGCGTCACAGCTGTTCGACACCGAGGTAACAATTCGGTACCAAAATAGCCAATACTTGGCTGATACGATTGAAGAACGTCACGGTACAACTGGTGAAGCTACCAACGTGCCTGTTTCTGATATCATCGAAATGCAAAACCAAACCTATGCGCCTGTAGACATTCCTGTAACACCTGTGGATTCTACAAATGTTATGATTATCCCCTATAACTATGCACTCAAAACTGTTATTGGCGGTGGTGAAAAGACTCTTTTCGCTTACGACAAGATTGTTGACCATGCAAAGTTACACGCTCTAGCAGCTGCTCGTATGGTGGATTACATTAAGATTAACGCGCTATACACTTCAATCGGTTTCAGTACCATATTCACCGTTCCCGTAAACGTGGGCGTAAATACTGGTATGAACGAAGGCAAACTTGCACAAGCTTTGTCTTACTTGGAAAACCAAGGCGTGAACGTGATGGACAACTCATGTTCTCTCTGGCTACCAGCGATTACCAAACAGTCTATGTTGAATGATGATCGTGTCGTTAACATATTCTATAACGATGTTCGTCCTTTGGTTGACAACCGTTTGTCTTCATACTTAGGTGTGGACATTCGTACATTGGGTGCCAATGGTATCAACACGATTCCGTTCACAGCCTCAATGGGTACTGATACCTATTTGACTCCATTAGTACACATGGATTCAATGGTTCAGATTTTCAACCGTGACGTTTCAACAAGTATTACTTGGGTGCCACAAAATGATAGATGGGAACTGTTAACCGTTCTCACATCAGGGGCTAACGTAATCCAGTACAACGGTATCGCGTTAATTGAAACTAATAACCCATACGTTGCTAACGCATAAGGAGTGATTCATCATGTCTAATTTTGAAACGCTCGGCTTTATCACCGAGGGAAATATTAGTACCGCGCCTAGTGAATTCTATGCAAGTACTGAAGATTCGTATGCGATGATTACCGTGCCTGGATATCTAAATGATATCTCTGCAAAGGTTAAGCAAAACGATTTGTTTTACATTAACTACCTTGATACGTCCGTATTTCCTTTGAGTACTGGCGAAGCAAGTATTTTGACTCAACTGAAAGTGAACTATAACCCAGGTACAGGCGATTGGAGTTTAGTACCCCCAGCATTTGCAACCGCTGGTACTCCATTGTTAGCATCCCTTGGTTTCCATTCGGCCATAGCATCATCAACCACAACTAGCGGAACATCAACTTACTCTGATTCCCAAATTAGTGCGGCTGCGATTGCCTTTGCTCGTTGGGACACAGCGGCTACCCCTGGCGGCATAGAGAAAGTTACCCCAAGTGCTGGGCTATTGACTGTTGTTAATAGTGCAACCTCTGGCGTATCTACATTGGCTTACTTCTCAATTGTTGGCTCACTTGCATTACAGAATATGGGTATCTACACCAACCAATATTCAAATGCTGGTGGAAGTGCCACAATCACGATTGCTGATGCCTTAATCACTGTAAATAGCGTGGTAGTTGCTAACTTCGATAGCTCGGCTAATGCTGTGTATATTGAAAAGGTAACATCATCCGCTGGTTCTTTGGTTATCCTTTGCAGTGGCGATCCTGGTGTGTCTGTATTGTCATACTTGGCGGTTACACCATCAACTGCGTTGACTGCGGAAGGTTGTTATGCAGCCAGCTACACCAATGCGGGCGGTAGTGCGACTATCACAATCACTGATGCTAACATCTTAGCAACCAGTGTTGTAATGGCTGATATCAATACATCTGCTAACGCGGTTTACATTGAAAAGGTAACACCAAGTGCTGGTAGCTTAGTGATTCTATGTAGTGGCGATCCTGGTGCATCAGTCATCAGTTACGTTGCAACAAGTATCGCTGAGGGAAGCAACCCAAGTGGTTACTTACTGTCTGCTAACAACCTGTCAGATGTTGCAAGCGCATCAGCTGCCTTGGCTAACTTAGGTGCTGTGCCATTAGCTGGCGGTCAATTGACTGGCTCCGTATTGACTGTGAAAGCAAATGCTACCCAATCAGGTAGTGCATTTACGGCCAATGGTCAATCAGGTGTGTTAACCACATCTTCATTGACAACGGCTGCGGCTGGCACAACAGCACTTACTTTCAATAACAGCAAGATTACATCAACCTCTGTTATTTTAGTAAGTCTGATGGGCGGTACTAACGCCATCCCAGGCGTTCAATTAAGCTGCGTGTACGCAAGTGCAGGCGTTGCAACATTGAACGTGACCAACAACAACGTTGCAGGTAGTGCGTTGAGTGGTACCTTGTTGATTGGCTACGCAGTTCTATAATCAGTTTGGGGGGCTTAAAACGTCCCCCAATTTTTATGAAGAGGAACTATGCCTACTCAACTACAACTTGTTAATCGTACATTATCAGAATTGGGTAGACCCGCAGTAGCGGCTATTGACGAAAGCCCAGACGCGGAACAAGCCAATGCTAAGTTGCTTGAACTTGCCCCTGAATTATATCTGGTTTATAACTGGACATTTCTTGTTGTCTACACATTTAACAACACGCCCTTAACATTCAACTTTTCACCAGATTACAATTACACTTATCAATTGCCTGGGAACTTTGGACATTTCTTTAAGTGGCAAGCTACAGGCTCACAGTGGCCTATTTATGAATTTGCAGATGGCTATTTGCTTGCACAAGTATTACCAGTCGGGTATTACTATATCGTGAATCAAGCAGTGCCAGAGGTTTATACCCCATTGTTTGCGAGAGCTTTAGTATTGTATGCNGCTGCCAAACTTGCGCCTACACTTACAAACAATATTCAATTAGCAGCGTACCTTGAAAAAGAGTATGAAAAGATTATTGCTAAAGCCATTACGCAAGATGATATGGAAAGGAGTGTGTCTGCCACACCTTATAATGATTTCAACCGTATAACCTTTGTTTAGCACTAATTAGGTGTTTTAATTAAAGTATACTATCACTAAAGGTGTGATTTATGTCTAAAATGGTGAGGCAAACCGCTTTTACAGCTGGCGAGGCTGATATAGTAACTTGGAAACGTACAGACGTTGAATCGTATCTCACCGCTGCGCAAAGTCTTTTAAACTGTGAAATCGGTACAACTGGCCTTTCTAAAAAGCGCAAAGGCACAACTTTTCGATATGATGCGACAGAGGAAGCCGTACAGAACTCAACCATGTATGAGTTCATCGACAAAAACAATCAGTACTACATTATCCTAGGTGCCGCTGGTAACTTTTATGTATTCACGGTACCTGAGTCTGAGGAATTTGTAGGAACCTATCTCGACCAATTCGTAGTAACCTACACAGGCGCATTCGTAGTTTACAATGATGAAAACATTCAGCTGATACAAGCCATTCCCGTTGACTACACGGCAGCTGATTTGTTTGATATCGACTATACCCAAGACAATGACACGCTTATTTTAACATCCCCTAACTATCCACCTGGTCGAATTTATATTAGCAGTTACGATCCATTAACGTTTGCCTTTGCATACCTGGATATTTACCCGTTGCCGTCCTATGATTTCAATAATATCAACTACAACGGTACTACGGTTTCCCTTAGTGTTTCAGGGTCAACCCTAACCATTACATTTTCAGGCTTGCCCGCAGGTTCAGTTTATAATAACGCGTGGGTAGGCGGTGAAATATTGGGTGGTGGTGTAAGTGAATTAGCCCCTGTGGGCTATGCAATCATTACGGCTGTATCACAATCAGGTTTGAATGTGACCTTTACAGCCACGGTTCAAATTGCCTTTCAAACATCAGGCTATGCAACATCCGGTACGCAGTACTCCATTAGGCAGCCCGCCTGGGTGAATACATTAGGCAACCCCTTTGGGTTAGGCTATCCGGCTAAGGTGCTTTATTTCCAAAATAGATTATGGTTTGGTAATACTCAATTGCTGCCTATCACAATCTTTGGTTCTAAACTCAATCAACCCATATCCTTTGACGTGGGAACGGGTGCGCCTACGGATGCCATTATCTACACCATTGGGCAAACTGATACGGGTCAAATCCTTTGGATGAATGGCGGTAAACAACTTGAGATTTATACTACCAACTTTGAATTTGCGTGCCCTCAAAATGAAGACGTAGGATTAACCCCTAGTACATTTTCAATAAGGCAGCAATCATCATATGGTGCGTCCGGCACATTAAAGCCTCAAACCTATTTAAACGATTCGTACTTTGTGCAGAAAACGGGTAAGGCTGCTATTAATTTTCACTTTACGGGTGTAGGGCTTGCATATCTTGCGACAAATATAGCCCCACAAAGCCAGCACTTAATGAAAAACCCTGTAAGTCGCGCGTTATTGCGTGGTACGGATGTTTCCCAGGATAACTTTATTTACTTAATGAACCCTGATGATAATACGATTACAGCCTTTCAGTTTGCGAGTGAACTTAAACTTGCAGCATTAACCCCAATTGTCTTTGAGGACAATGTGCAATTGATTGATATTTGTACGGTTAACAATCACGTGTATATTTTAAAGTATTACATTCTCACAGAAACATACACCATAGAACGATTTGAAACAGGTGTCTTTATTGACAGTGAGCAAAGCCATTTAATGGCTATTGATGGAACCATACAGCAACTTGATAGATTTGATGGCTACACGGTGCAAGTGGTTTATCACACAGATGGTGGTGATAATGATTTGGGCGAGTATTTGGTTGAGAATGGTACAATTGTAGTGTCACCGTTGCCACCAGAGATTACCACAGCGGTTACGGTTCAAGTGGGCTTACTGTACGATGTTGAGATTAAGCCGATGTACCCATTCTTTAGTGCGACCAGTTCACCATTTGAAAAGATTCTAAGTAGGGTTTACATTGATTACTTTGAATCATTGGACTTTTTTATTAATGGAAAGCTTGTGCAGTATCAGAATTTCCACGAAATCCAATTAGGATTACCACTGATTCCAAAGACAGGTACCACTATTTACAATCCTGTGGAAGGGTACAATAGGTTTGATAGTGATGCGATTGTGATTACGCAATCCTCACCATTTGATTTGCAAATACTGTCAATTGGATATGAGATAGACATGGCAGTTATCTAGGGGGCATTATGGGATTAGAAACAGCGGGCATTGCATTAGCTGCTATTTCGGCAGGGGCGACGATTGCCAAAATGAGTGCTGAAAAGGAAGCGGAACAGGCCAATCTATCAGCGATTAATCAGCAATCAAAGCTATTGGCATTGCAGTATCAAGAAAAAAACATACAAAATCTTGACGCAACCGAGAAGATTTTACAACGCCAGCAAGCGCAACTTAGCACACGTGGTGTGTCGTTTGCATCACCGAGCTTTAATGCCATTCAGCGAGAGACTTTAAACATAGGTTCTCGTAAAGAGGGTAACTTGAAAGCTGAGGAAGCATTAGGGCAAGAGAGTCTTAATATCGAACGTAAAAACGTTAAGACAAACTTACATGCGCAGCTTTTTGGTGATGCTGCAACCTTTGCGTTTCAGGCTGCGGGTGTGGCTGAGAAATGGCCGACATTAGGCGGTGGAAAGAAATTGCCACAAGTTGAGGACTTATAATAATGGTGCAAGAAATCGCGCAAGACAAAGAAGCTCGGCCTGTGATTCAACCCCCTTACCCCATTAATTCCAAGGCCAAAGGTTATGAAAGCATTGCAAAAGTACTCGGCAACATTGCTGAACGCGCTATTGTTAAGTCTGGCGATTACGCAAGTGAAGCCTCAAAGACGAATTTATTACAAACCAAGTCCATGTTGGATGATGTATCGGCAAAATCAAAACTTGAAATGGCACGAAGTCCTGAGCATTCAGAGGCTATTGCTAAGAATGCCGAGCAAACAGCCGAAAAGATAAAGTCTACCGCCAAGCTTAACCGACAAGATAAAGTTAATCTTGAATTGGCATCCCATGACATTGTGCGTGACTTATCATTTAAGGCGCAGGAAAAATCAATACAAATGACCAATGAGGCTGCAAAGTATTCAACACTTTCAGCCTTTGGTAGTACGCTCAAAGACATTAGCAATACCCTTTACTCTAACCCAGAGGAAGCAGAAAGAACGATTGAAGCACAATATCAATCGCTGGCTGGNCAAGTGCGATCAGGAATTTTGACAGCGGTTGAAGCAGCCAATCTTCATAAGCAACTTGAGCACGAAGTTGATAGAGCAGCTTTAATTCTTGAAGGTTATAGGAATGAAAATTTAACTGCCAGTGACGTAAACGCATTACATGCAGCCTCACCTAATCCGCAACCGTTTAGTAATGCCAACTTGCCTATGACGCATGACACCATGGTACAAGCAGACAGTCACCTAGGGCATTTAACCTCACAAGATATTAAATCTCGTTGGGCGCAAGGTGATTATGTGGCACCTATTCAGTTAGCGGGCGTTAAAAAAACTGAAACCCTACAATCATTATTAGTCTATAAAGCGGGTGCTGCGCAAGCAAGTGGTGATATTTTCTCGGGCGTGTCCTGGAAAATGTTAAATAAACGCCTGGATATTCTAAAGAAAACGGACAGATTAAGTACAGAGCAACAAGGCTACAAAGACCGTTTAAATAATTACATTGTAGGTATCACCGATAATAATAAATACTCTGATTACATATCGCAAACGCCAGCGGGTGCCAAAGCCTACTTGGAATTTAACGATGCCAATGCAGTCGTGAATAATCATGCATACTTTGGTGATGAGGCAGACGTATCACGCCAGCGTTCACAAGCTCATATCGATAACTTGAATGGCTTGGTAAGCAAATTAAATGCGGTTGGGGTCGGTGCNGATGTGCCAGACCAATACCGTACAGCGATACCNCATCAATACGTGNAACCTATTTTAGATGGGTTTTCACCTGGTGCTGATCCCGCGCAAGCCATCAATAACATTGCCATCTTTACGCCTGAGAATCGCGCAATCTTGGCGAACTCGACCACCGACCCACGCAAAGCTTTAACGATTTATGAAACAGGGCAACTGATTGGAAAGGCCGACCAAGGCTTTTTAAGTGACCTTTGGCATTCCCAGCAAGATGCAATTAACGACAGCGGGAAAGAAACCAACAAAGCCTTAAAGTCTAAGTTCCTAGAGACAAACAAAGACGGTAAGAATGTCGGTTATATTCGTGACCAGGTGAATAGCAAACTTGGCAACATCAATCAGTACCTAGGTGCGCAAGCCAATAGCCGTGAAATACTGGAAGGGTCAACCGATAAAGCTATTCGCTATATCAATTACATGGCCGAAAAGCATGTTGACCCTAAATACGATCACTTGGATGATTACATTAAAACCTATAAAGAGAATATGGAACGTGCCTACAAGGTCGAGTCATCATCTAACTTTATCTTTGATGCGAATGTGATACCGCTTGCCAAACCTCAAATGAGTTTGCTTGCAAATCATGCCATTCACGAAGTGCACGACAAACTTTTGCAATACATGAATGAGTCGCAAGTGAACGATTACATGAGCAAGAATCAATTACGTGTTGTAAATTCTACNCAAGGCCGTATTGCTGTGGTCAATGGTGCAGGTCAACTTATCCCAGATAAAGACGGACACCCCGCATTTTATGAAATGTATAATGAGGGAATTTTGAGGGCTGCCGAGCATGACAAACGTATTGATGAGGCAAAACAAGCTAAATCATATTGGCATCAAGTTCTATCATTCCAATACAACAAGGGCTTTCTATGAGTTTAAATTCTGAATATGAGNTTGCCTCACGATTTGAATTAGATCCGAAGCCCACGGTTGCACATTCAGCATTGCAAGCCTTTCAAAAACCATTCTATGAAGTGGGGCTTGCGGGTTCTGTATTGGGTGAAAAAATATCACCTGGTTTAAGCTC